TGAGTACAACGGCCCAATACCAGCTGGCGGCGTCATCTCCGTCGAAGCATCAATGGATGAGTCGCGCTACTTCGCTACTAAGTCTGTCGCACTCGGCGACGGTCGTACTTGTGTCTCGGTTGCCTTTACTGCCGAAACTGCCAAAGAACTTTGGGCTCATGTCGGGGCATTGGCGGCGGCGGATCCTGCGATCAAGTTCATCTTCTCGCCGACCATTGACGCGCACTGTCCGCCAGTCTTTGAGCGTCGGCGCGTCGTCATGGGATACAAAGAGATTCTGCAATACACCCCCATAGTAAGAAACATGATTAGCGAAGGTCGCCTAGTTCACACTGGGGAAGCCATGCTTGCCGAGCATGTTTGTCGCGCGGTCATGGTCAGGACTCAAGGCTCAATCGCAGTGTCGTCGCAGAAGTCGGCTGGCCCAATTGAATTGTGTCGGACGATGATCTGGGGAGCGGCGGCAGCTGCACGCCCGGGTCAATCTCAAAAGCCTTCGATGGTATTGATTGCCAACTAGCATCAGGTCGGCACTCGTTCGCTTGCTTGCCTGTCGTCGGGATACCGCAGATGACCGAGCGAGTGCCACCATGATCCGCTTCATATGTGTCATCATGTGATATGGCTATCTTCTCAAAATCCCGTGATCTTGCTGTCTCTGTAGAACCGTCGGTCAAAGCGGCTGTCGGTGCTTCGTCTTATTCGCCTTTGCGTTCGTTCGTCTCTTGGCAACAGGGTCAGCGACGCGCTCGCGCGATGACTTTGCCTGTCATCGTGCGTGGTCGTGACTTGATCTGCGACACGATCTCGGGAATGAAACTTGAGATGTACCGCGAAATGTGGAACGGCGAAGAAATGGAAGAAGTCCCACTTGCTCCTCGATCATGGCTGTCGCGAATTGATCAGTCCGTCCCAAACCAGTTCATCATCTCATGGACGGTCGATGATCTAATTTTTGAGGGCAGAGCTTTTTGGATGATAGAAACTCGCACCGCTGACGGCTATCCAGCATCGTTCACTCGGCTTCCTGCGGCAATGGTGCAGACACTTGATCAGCAAGGCGAATGCTTCTTCGGCCCTTCTAAGCAGGTTGTCTTCAATGGCATCACTTTAGATCCACGCGATCTAGTGCAATTCATCTCACCAATGCAATCATTGAACTCGACTGGGGCGCGCGCTGTAGAGATCGCACTCCGCGTAGAAGAGTCACGGCTTCGAGCGTCCCAGTCGGTATTGCCTTCGGGCTATCTCAAGCAGACTGGCGGTGAGCCTTTATCGGCCCAAGAGTTGAGCGATCTCGCCGCGCAGTTCAATTTGGCTCGCACTAGCGGCAACAACACTGCCGCGCTCAATGAGTTCCTTGAGTATGTACCAACACAGGCAACACCTGACAAGATGCTGATGATCGAGTCCGCAGATTATTCAGCACGCGATCTTGGCCGCATCCTTGGCGTCCCGTCCTACTTGCTGTCGGTATCTATCGGGGCATATTCCTACCAGAGCAGCCAGCAATCTAGGATTGATCTTTGGACCTACGCTTGCAAAGCTCTCGCCGACTGCATCACCGAAACACTGTCATCCGACAATGTGCTCCCAAGGGGTACCTTCGTTTGCTTCGATACGGATGATTTTTTAGCAGAGGCTTACATGGGCGGCGACATGCCAGACGACCGAATGAACGAAACCGATATCCCTCAAGACTCACTTATAGAAAACTAGGATCCAACCATGATCAGACTTACTACAGAATCTTTCACGATTGACGCCGCCGAAGGCGAATCACCACGCCGCACGATCTCGGGAATTGCGGTCAGATATAACACTCCCGCAAAAGTGAGCGACGGGACTATGGTGGCCTTTGCCCCGGGGTCTTTGCCAGTGGACGGACGCGCACCGACTCTCCAGATGTACCACGACTCAAGCAAGGTCATCGGCACAGTTACCGAGCGTGTAGAAACTCCAGAAGGCATGCTCTTCGTGGCAAAAGTATCTAACACTCGCGACGGCGATGAGGCGCTCATTCTTGCAGCTGACGGAGCCCTTCCAGAAGTGTCCGTTGGCGTCGAGCCGATCAAGTTCAAGTACGACAAAGAAGGCACCATGATCGTCACATCGGCAACTTGGAGCGAGCTTTCGCTTGTCGCTCGAGGCGCCTTTGACGCACCGATTCAGCAAGTCGCAGCATCCACCCCAGAAGAAGAAGAAGTTACTACTATTCAAGAAGCACCTCAACAGGAGACAGAAACCATGAACGAAACAGTCGAAGCCCCAGCAATCATTGAAGCATCAAAAGCAACTCAAACAATCTTTGCAACCGCGAAGCGCGAGTTCCACATGCCAACACCTGCCGAATACATTTCGGCTTTTGTAACGAATCCAGACAAGTTTGCAGAGATGCGATCGGGCATTGAAGCTGCCGCGCCATTTGTGGACAACTCTGATATTCCTGGCATTTTGCCTTTGCCGATTGTTCAGCCGACCTACAATAATTTTATTGGTCGTAGGCCTGTCATCGATGCTGTAGGAGTTAAGGCGATGCCACAAGGCGGCAAAGTTTTTATTCGTCCAGAAGTAACAACACACACTTCAATCGGTAATCAAGCAAACGAAAACACCGCACTCACCGCTGGACAGTTCGTCGTTACGGATCGTCAGGTCACAAAAGGTACATACGGTGGATATGTGACCCTCTCCGAACAATCAATCGACTGGAGTACACCCGAAGTAATTTCGCTAGTGCTCGATGACATGGCTCGCATTTACGCGAACGCCACCGACAATGTCGCAGCAGACAACTTGAAGACAGGTGCAACAGTGACACAAAACTTTGCAGCTGCTTCAGCATCTGATGCTTCCTACTGGACAACTTGGATCTCCACTGCTGCTCAAACAATTTTGTCGTCAAGCAATGGCAACCTTCCTACCCATCTTTTCGTCAGTCCTGACTGGTGGGGAACGCTTATGTCGCTTAGCGATTCGTCAAAGCGTCCGTTATTTCCACAGGTTGGCCCTATGAACGCATTTGGCGATCTTGGCCCAACGCAATACGAAGGAATGGCTTTTGGACTTCGCGTAGTTCCAGACCGCAACTTTGCCGCAGACACAATCATTGTGGGCGATGCATCAGGTTATGAGCTGTTCGAGCAAGCCAAGGGCGCCCTTAGTATCGATATTCCATCTACGATGTCAAGGACTCTGGCTTTCAGAGGGTACTTTGCAACCCTGATGATGGACGAAACCAAGTTCGTCAAAGCGACATTCTCCTGATCCGAAAGGTAAGCCAAGATTATGGCTGCCTACACGGTCACACATAAACAGCTCACCGACAACTACGCGGTCTTACAGCTTCTTACAGAAGCCGAGATTGAAGTTGGCGCGAGCGTCGTTATCACTGGAGTCGATGCAACCTTCAACGGAACTTACATTGTCTACGCTTTGCCGCAGTATGCGTTTATGGGCGTGGACGATGAAGGCGATCTTCTTTTTGATCCGCTTGTCACCATTCCGAATCAGGTGCTCTACGCAAAGACCGCATCGGATGTTGCGCGCACTGCCGCTTCTGGCACGCTAACGATCACGCAAGTTGCTCAATGGGTCACTGCCGCGAACCTCGAGGACTGGTTGGGCATAGGCACCGCTACAAGTGCTGACGCCGCATTCCTAACAGTGTGCGCCGCAGCTGCTTCTCAATTCTGCTGGAGACGCCGTATGGAAGCGGGCTACATTGACTCGCTTACGACAGTTCCTTCGCAAGATGTCTTCTTGGGAACCCAGATGTACGGTGGAGCCTTATATCGCCAACGGGGATCGGTAGATCAGTTCAGTTCGTTTCAATCGATGGGCGTAACTCCAGTTATGGGTCTGAACGGAATGATCCGCCAGTTGCTCGGGATTGATCGTCCGCAGGTCGCCTAATGGCTGTACCTAACTACACGGATCTATTCAACGAAGGCTTTGATGATCTAGTTGCAAAGCTTTCAACGGTTGTCGGGCTCCAAATAAATAACGATCCGCGCAATATCAGTCCGCCTTCCTGCTTCGTCAATATCGACTCAATAGACGGCTACAACTACAATGTCGCAAAACTAAACTTCACACTTCAGATCATCACGCTAGGCCCGGGCAACCTTGACGCCCAAAAAAGCTTGCTCAATATCCTCGCCCAGATCTACGCGCTCAATATCGGCGTGGTCTCTGGACGCCCAACCAACCTAGATATCGGTGGCTCGACGCTTCCTGCCTATGAGCTGTCGGTGACAACTGTCGTGCAAACTGCCTAATCCACACTCTCGGTCTCATTATGTGTCAAACTAAATCCAACACTTCCAAGGAGTAACTCACATGGCCACTTCCACAATTCTCTCGAATCCGACAGTCACACTTGGCGGCACCGCGCTGACGGGCTGGTGCACAAGCGCCGTCTTGAATCGCACTGTTACCGCTCTATCTGACACGGTCTTCGGAAATACGGCAAACACTTTCACGGCGGGCCTCGAGGATAATGAATGTACCTTGACCTTGTTTTTGAGCTACGAAGCCGCAGCCACTTATGCAACTCTTGCTCCACTCGTCGGCACCAAGACAACTGTCATTGTCAAACCAACTTCGGCAGTGGACTCGGCAACTAACCCGGGCTTCACACTTACCAACTGCTATCTCGAGACGCTCCCAGTGATCTCGGCTTCGCTCGGTGAGCTGCAATCGATTGACATCACTCTCATGGGTGGCGTCTTCTCCGCTGACACTACCAACCCATAATCTTCGGCCTTCCTTGGCCCGACGAAAGGAAACACAATGAAGATCAAACTCACGCTCACACGCGGAGACAAAAAAGAGTTACTTATTACAAATCTTTTTGCGATCTCCGAATGGGAACGCCTAGAGAATCGTCGAGTATCCGACGGACGCGGAATCGGTGCATCCGATATGGCTTGCTGGGCGTACATCATGCTGGGCATTAAAGGCGAGACACTTCCTGCTACTTGGCGCGAATGGTTAAAACAGAATCCAGATGTCGAGATCGGCGTAGAGGACTCAACAGACCCAAACCCTACGGACGCGGCTACAGGCGACAACTCGCCGAACTTGTAGTCGCGACTGGGTGGGCTCCCACTTTCTACGCTGACACCTTCGACACGCGAGATCTTAGTACCATTGTCGCAGTGCTAGAAAAACAAAACAAAAAGAGGTGACATGCCCGGAGCAGTAGATACCAGAGTTGAGGTCTACGGGCTCAAGAACGCACTTAAAGAACTCAACAAAGTAGACAAAGTGCTACGGCGCGAAATCACCAAAGATTACAAACGCGTAACGATGTCGCTCATAGACGACGCAGAAGCGGCGATCCCAATGGGCATTGGCATTACTTCTATTCGTGGCATGGGAAGAGCATGGACACCTTCCAAGGGCTCATATCAGATCTTGCCTTGGCCCGATACACATCAAATTAAAGCAACGATCAACACAAAAAATGTTAAAGAATACGCAGGGCAAAAAGTGAACCTTTCAACCTTTGTCGTGAAGTGGGTCGGCGGAGCTGCACAGGTCTTTGATTGGGCTGACTCGGG